AATGTGCCCCAGCACCAGTAGCAGACAAAAGCCAAGCATCACTTGAGCCATCATAACCGCTTTGGCCACTTGTTGGAGGTGCGCCTATACGAGTCCAAGCCGCATTACTAAAGCTATTAGACTGCAAAAGCAAATTCACCTTCGCCTTCTCAATCAATCCGCTACTATTAACCCGTGTAGCCTCTATATCGCTACCGCGTGAAAAGGTGAAGTCTGCACGGCTAGAATCATAGCCGTTGTGGTTGTTTGTTTTATCCGCTACAAAATTACCAGTTGGCAATACATTATAGACTTTTGCGTCCTCCACTAAAGAGGGTACCATCATTAATGATGCTTTGTCAATTAGTGCCATATTTATGATAAGTTATTTATTGCAGCCGTAATGCACTCACTTCCCTCAAGGGTTAAACCTTTGTCCGTGGCCAATTGCTGCATAGTTGCTAAAGAAGGTGAAGGCGTTACAATATCATCCAAACTATACCACGATTGTAATCCGTTAGATTCCGCAGTCGTTAAACCATCGTAACTTTTCCACATCACGGAATTAATCTCATCACTTGAAAGCGCGCGGTTCCATATTGCGACGTTGGCGAGGTTGCCGTCGTAGTAATGAAATGGCTCTGTAAATGCCCTTGTTCCTATCCTCGCATCGTTGGTTGTGTCTAATGTAGTAGAATGTGATTGACTGGCGTCAAGGCTCCCGTCTACATAAATTTTTGCAGTTGTTCCGTCGTATGTGATAGTAGCGAAATGCCATCCATTCGCAACATTCATTGAACCGCTAAAATCCAAAGTATTCAGTCGGTAGTTTACATTTTCCGTTGCGCTTATGTTTAGCCAAATGCCATCATCTTGCGCGTCCCTTGTGTCTATAATGGTTTTAATTCCAATGGTATCATTCGCATAAACCCACGCCGCGATGGTGTGGTTCGTATAACTGAACGGGGTGTCTAATTGAATATAATCACTCGTCCCGTTGAATTCGGCCGAGCCTTGAGCGGGGTGTGAAATGCCAGCGGTCGTGAACTTATTAAACATAACAAGTCCGTTTTTTATGATTGCCGACCCAGCGTTGAACAATCCTCTCCGTAGGAGGTAGTAGAATTGAGATTGTTTCATTCATTTTGTCTTTATGTATGTGTTGTAAAAATAAGTATCAACGAACGGGTTTTATTTCGATTTGCGTTGAATGATGTACCAATTGTCGTTGTGTGCTAATAACATTACACCATCGTAATCGCGGTTGAATGCGAACTCGGGGTCGCCATCAATCGTTTCGCCTCCATCGGGAACCACATTTATCGACTTGCTTGCCGAAATTGTGCCATCCGATTTGAAACGCAACAAACGCCCTTCGTTATCCCCCGCAACTGGCAAATTGATTGTTGCCGTTCCATTGCCACCCGACCAAGTGTTGAATATCATATATTCGGTGTCGGCAACATTGTACGTTGAACCCGCTGAATGGGTGACTTCAGTGATTTGCTGAATCAATTGACCTTGATGATCTAAATTGTTTAATGTGGTGTCGCCCGACAACGTTGTTGAACCCGTGACATCCAAACGACCCGTCAAATCGGTGTCCCCACCGACATCTAAATTGGTCCCAACATTCGCCGTGGTTGTCACATCCAAAATATTGGTGTCAAGATTCACGGCATCGATCCCGTCAAATGAAACATTGCCCGTTGAGCCGTTGACATTCCCTAAATTCACATTGTCCGTTGGAATCACCACTTCATCAAACGTTGGTGTGATAACTGCACGACCAATGACGAACCATTCACCATCCCATTCATCGCGGTTGGCGGAATAAGTCCCCCCCAATTGAATCCAATTATTTGAATCAAACGTCAACCGTTGGCGGAAATCATGCGAACTAAACATTGAACCCATATATTTCTGAACGGGTTCGTCCATCAACTTCAACAATTCTTGACAAATCAATTTTTGGATTTCAATGTACGATCCCGAATTGCCCTCGCGCCAATTTGAATAGGGGACCTTAAACAATAATCCACCAACATCGTATTGATTGACCAATGAACCGCGTTCGCCTTGACCCGTGAAAATACTTGTTTTTGGCAATTCATACGAAACCAAACCATTGATGTCGGCGTTTGGTGATACCGCACGAATCCGCGTTGTTTGATTTTGTATTGCACCAAAAGAAGTGTCAACGGATTGCAATGTCATCTTATATGATGATGAATTCCCAACGTTCAAACCACGAACGGAACCATTCGTGTTGACGAATCCAACAAAATCCCAATTGATGGTCATGTCGCCATCGGCTGGAATTTTAGGCGTGACGATTGTCGTTGGTCCACCGATTTGTGTAACGTCCGGTATATTTCCCAACGTGACTTGCGCACTAAATTCCTTAAATGTTCCAACGAGTATTTCATAGCCCGAACCCGATGATGTTGTGGTCCACACGGGTGTCGATGGTGTCGTTCCCGAATAGGTTCTTTTTAAATAGTAGGTGACGTTGTTGTTGAAATCAAACAATTCAACGTTCAATTTCATTTTCGCAAAGATGTTGTTTTGGTTGACATTTACATTCAAAAACAATTTTATTTGATGATTAAATACCAATGTCAATTGATTTTGCAATGCTGATGAAACCAAACCAATCGCTAAATCGGGGTCAACTCCGTTTTTCCACGTGACCCCCTTCATTGCTTTCGGTTCTTGATTCAACGTGATGGCCACATCGTTTACCGCTGGCAAAAAGTTGAAAATGTTTCCAGCTAATCGCGCTTTGTTTGATGTTTGGTCAATGGTTTTGTTGTAGAAAACACCACTTTCAAAATCAATTTTTGTTTTGTCTTTTTTATAGCGGTGTTCCGTGAATGAAGATTCAGCGCGTTGAAACAATTGTTCCAATCGGTATTGACCATTCGAATAATAAAAACGCAAACCGAAAATTGTACACATTTGCGACAATATTTCAAACCAATTTTTGTTGGTATAAAAACCGTTTTCATCAATGGTGTCAAACGCATGAAAATCCGCAAATAATTCATCCAACGGATTGTTGTTTGCATTGTATGTCATTTCTTCGGCCCACCAATCACACACAACCGACAACACCGGGTGTTCGCTTCCGTAAATATTCAACACACCAATTTGATCTAATGCATTGATAAATTGATTTGTGAACTGACGGAAAAATGACGTGCCACACAACGTATCGGCTAATTTTGAAATTCCGTCGGTCGCTTGAATGTTCAGAATGTACGGTTGTGACGAATCTTCGATTTCAATAATATCTTGAACAATATATCCACCCCAATGAAAGTCAAGGTAAACCACTTGTTCTTCATCGGGTGAAAATGACATCACCAATCCATCATCGGAAACCTTTGTGGTATTGTACCACGTGTTTGCATCTTCACCGCTAAATTCACCTTTCCAAATCTTGACAAAATAACGATCTTGTTGGTATTCTTTTATCGTTGACAAAAACGAAATGGTCGCCGCATCTTGAACATACATTCCAAACGATACCGACGACCCAATGATTGGGGAATAAATGTTGTCCGTTTGTCCCGAATAATTCAATTGGAATCCGTCACCCGTGACGTTGAATTCATCGGGTGTGGTTCCCGTATATTCCTCGTCCCAAATTTCAATCAAATAAAAATGTCCGTAGCTACTGCGAAACTCGGAAAATAGTTTTGGATTTGCCATATATTAAAAACCTCGTTGCCTTGTTCTGTTGCGTGATGATCGTTCGTTTGATAACAAAATATCGGAACCCGATAATTTCCCAAATATTTCAATTCCGTTTGATCCGCCGCCCATTCCGCCGCTATTGAATCCGAATCCGCCGAATCCTTTGAATAAATCACCGAATTTCATTCCAGATTTACCAAACATCGCAGCCCCCGCCGCATTTGTACCACCAAACGCAACGGTTAAAATTGTGGCAAGTATTAACGCCGCCGCCGCCGTAGCTAATAATTGCGCCGCCATCATTTGCAATTGACGAACGAATGTTTCTCGGAAATTGCCCAATCGTGTTTCGCCTTCTTCTAATGGGGCGAATGCCGCTTCAAATGACATTTGCAAAAGTTGACCAAATATTAAAAATTCATCTCTAAATTGTTTGAATTTATCGATGTTGTTTCTGAACGTGTGATCAAAGGTGTCGCCAAAATGTTCCGTTACTTCCTCTAATTCCTCGAGTTCCATGCCTACTTCAGCGAAGCCTAAATTATGCGCTAATTTCCCGCTGGTGTCCTCACCGGGGTTGAACGCGTTATCGATTTCATCAGAAACGGCGCGAAGTGACGGAAGTAATCCGTTTAATTTTTTTTCATATTCTTGAATCGCGGTTTTTTGTTTATCGGCCCCGTCTTTTGCTTGCTTTTGCATTTCGGAAAACTTGTCCGACCACGCAGTGACGCTTGGCAATCCTTTATTGAATTCAGTCGTTACTTTTTCGACTTCTTCTTTTTGTTCCGAAAATAAAGACGTAATCGCTTTTACCGGATTAAGAATCAAATCCGCCCCAAATTTTACGGACTTAAAATAAGATTGCGCCGCAACAAAAACACGTTTGTACCCCTTTTCTTGATCGTCCAAAATGAAATTCAAGTTATCCAATCCAGAAATCGTTTTATTCAAAAACGCGGAATAAATAGGCAATAATTTAGTGCCGATTTCCGTTTTCAAATTAGTTATTGACGCACGTTGTTTGTCAATTTTCATCGATGTGGTGATGATGGTGTCGCCAGCTTTTGCGAATTCTTCGTCCATGATTGCGCCAACGGCTTTCGTCATGTCGCCCAATTCTTGCGTTTTGCGCTGAATCTCTAATGTTGAAATTCCGAGGTTGTCAAGAATTTTAACCGATTCACGTCCCAAACCAATCACGAATGATTCGACCAAATAATCGACTGATTCACCCGTTTCATAAGCGCGTTTCGTGGCGAATTGTAAACCCTTCGCCAATACGTCCATCGGTATTTTGAAGTTTTTCGCACGAACGGCCATTTGCATCAACTTCAAATCGTCAACCGTTCCAGAAACCGCCGCACGTAAATCATTCAATGTATCGGGACTGGCAAAACGTTCAAACGCCGCGCTAACGCCTTCCATTGTCGCGCCCAATTCAACCGATTCCGAAACAAATTGTTTGATAATATCAACGGCAAACGACGCGCCGATGACGCCCCCTAATGCGCTAAATCCCCCCGATAAATTTTTCAACGAATTATCGATGTTGGAAATGCCCCGACGGAAATCTTTGAGATCCGCGCCGAATTTTAAATCAATTTGTGGTTTCGCCATTGCCGAACACTTTGTTTATCGCTTGTTTTACCTCATCAAATGTCGCCGCCCGATGAACGCGTTTTTTGTTTTCCCACGGGAACGCAATCAAATCGCGCGGTTTCAATCTTTTTTTCGTATGTGGCGCGATAACAACCGCAGCCAACCAACGTGAAATTTCCCATTTCGTTTGCATACCAAATTCGGCAACGCGCTGAAATCCTTCACGTTTGTTTTGGAATTGACGTGGCGTCATGTTGTACAATTCGTCAACCGTCATTCCCATTTCGCCCAACCCGATCGATTCCAAAATATCCCAATCAAACGATTGGTCATCGTGTTGGGCGTTTACTTTTTTTCGTCACCCGATGGTTTCACGAATGATTTCACGAACAACGCAACGCATTGTTCGATGATGGTTTGATCGTCGTCCAATAAATCGGCGACATCATCCATCGTCATTGTGAATTCAATTTTTTCAACACGTGCGCCGTCTTTCAACCCCGCCCATATCAACGCGATTGCGTGATCAATGGACATTGAATCTGATAATTGCGCCAATTCATTTAATCCGATTCCCGTTTGATTTGAAAACAAACGCAATGCGTTGAATCCGTATTTCACGGGGTGTTCGGTGCCGTTGATAAAAATTTGATTTGTCATTTTGTTGTTGTTTGTTTGTTGTTGTTTAATAAAGGGGCCACCCAACGGATGGCCCCGAATTTCATTAAGCCACTGCCGCTTGCGTTAATGTGCTTGTTCCTTGAAACGAGAACGAGAACGTTGCGTTGTCCTCGAATCCAGCGTCGTTGCTGAATTCCGTGAAATACCCTTGTCCAGAATATGCGTATTCATCGGTATTTGTTGAACCGAATTTCACATATACTTTTGAACGATTTGAAACGAATGTGTAAATGTCATCCGGTGTTGCCTTACCACTGTTTGAATAAACAACCAAGCCCTCGCCAGATAATGTCCACGATTTTTGTCCTTCCAATACTTCCATCCAACCAGACGAATCTTTGGTTGATGTGTCACGCGTTGCCATTGATACCGACAACGACGCGGATGTCATTTTTCCGATGATTTGATATGTTACATCATCAGATGATAATTGAATCACAACGTCGGTTGAATTCATTACGGATGTAGATGCCGCCATTTTTTTATTGTTTTTATTGTTTAATTACTCTTAAATTTAAATCAACTTCGACGCCAAATGTTTCTTCATCAACGTTGAACACCTCGGAAACGGTGTCAAACGAACACGATTGAACATTAACGCCCAAAATTGTTTCATCCATGCGAACGAATGCCGAACGTACGTTGTCGACTGCCGTTTGCAATGTGCCGTAATTCGTGCCAACCATTGTGATTGAAACGTTTACGATGTCAATATGTGAATCGGCGTCTTTTGAACCTTCGGTTCGGATTGATGTCGTATCATAAACCGCAAACGGCGTCGCGCCACCTTGCGCCCCAATGACGGGATAAATACGACCACCAAACACATTGTTCAATGCCGATGTGTTGTCAAATTTGTATTTTATTACCTTCCCAATCATCGCATTCCCATTTTTTGCGTGAAACCTAACTTTTTGATTTCAGCACTTAAATAACCAGTGAATGCCGATTTGATTCGTGGCGTTGCAAAACGTTCACCAATACGAATGGCGTTTGCGGACCAATTGTAATTTTGACCGTTGTATTTCGATCCATCACGGAATCGCAACCAACCGAATGAAATGAATCCCGCGAACCAACCACCCTTTTCGGGGTGGCGATATGCGCCCGTTTTACGTGGACCAACCGATGCAACGATTCCGTCAACGCCGGGTGCTTGTTTTGGAAATTTCACGGCAATCGATTGTTTCAATTGACCCGGAATGATTTCCGCGTAAACCTTACCACCGCGATACACGGCGAACACTTCGTCGGAATCGGTGATTTGCGATTTGTACAATTGCACGACGGGTTTCAAACCCTTACGTGCGGCCGCTTTCAAAACCTTTTTGCGAACGCGTTCATCCAATTTTTTCAAATCGCGCATGACCCGTTTGTCACCTATCATTGTCAATCGAACATTACTCATGCGGCGTCGGTATATTCGCAACGGATCATTTGGAATGCTTTGCGGGCATCCGCCGATTGTATTGCGTGAATTTTATATGTTTCGTTGTTGTACACAATCCGCATTTGTTCATTGATATCGGAACGGTAACGAATGAAAAAATCAACGCGTTTCGTTGATGAAATCATATCGCCGTTTTCGCCTTCGTTGCCAACATTTTCCACGACCTTCGCCCATACATTCGCCAATGTAGTGAATGATTTCACTTCTTGACCGAACGCATCGGTGGTTTCCGTGAACGATTGAATCGTGATTCGGCGGTCTAATTGTCCCGATTGATCAATCATTAGAATGTGAAAATTCTATACGGGTTCCACAAATATTCGGATGCCGTTGGAAGTTGACGAACGCGGTCCATTCTTTGGTCGTACAATTCGGAAATGACCAACATCATCCCTTGAATCAACGGCTTTGGAATTGCCGGAACGTCAGTCCCTACAACATAGCGAACAATTAATTGATTGACGACACCCGCCCCCGTTGTCCATCCACCGATGGATTGAATGCGTGCGGGTTCCGATATCAAATCGATTGTATACAACGATGACGAAATCACCGCCGTTGAACCGATTTCATCCACATAAGAAACCGAACTAATTGATGTAACGGGTCCACGTGACAAATACAACAAGTTCGATTGACCATCCCAATGATTGCGTGGGAATTGGTCAAAATATTCGTCTATTGTTGAAGTCACCAAAATGCGTCGCGTGTAACTTTCACACATTTGACGTGCGGCCGTAATCAATGCCGAAATCAATGTGTCGTCATCGCTATGGTCAACGCGCAAAAAATTCTTTGCTTCCGCCAATGTGATGGGTTCGGACGCCGCGGGCGTTACAATATCAATTGCCATTTCTTATCGTGTTTCCTTTGTAGTGTTTTTCTTTACCGCCTTCTTTGCGCGTGCTTTAGGTGATTCGGCAATTGCCTCACAAAAACCCGCATTCAAAAAATCGGTTAACATCTCATCGGAGTGGATTTCCACCACCGCATCTTTGCGATAGTGGAATCCGTTACCCGATACAGATTTCAAAAATCTGACTTTCATATCGATTAGGCTTGAGCCAAGTATTTAACCGCACGGCTATCGAGAACCTTCGCGTCTTTACGAGCATAGGCAACAAAACCAACTTCGAGTTCGTCCATGTAGCGTTCGTTTAGGCGTACCATTTGAACACCACCAGCAGAACGAACAACGAACTTGGCGAAATCAGCAGCCAACAAAGTCTTTTGACCGGTTGTGATTGCAGATGCCATATCGTTGTTGTAATATAGGTTGAATCCAAATAGTTTGTCCGGCTGACCCGCTTCCATCGATGGGATGAAGATTGGGAAGTCGTTTGAACTACCGATACCAAGCGCACGAATTGCCGCAATAACGTTATCGTGTGCCATGAAACCGAATGACGGCTTGTTGCGGTACGATGGGTCAATGCTATGGATAAGGTCCAAAATATCATCAGCAGCGATGGCCGTTGCAGATGCCGCGGTCTTTCCTAATGTTGCACCCGTGATGATACCTTGTGGTTGACTTGAACCGGTTCCCGTTGTGAATGCCGCGTTTGTTGCGCGTGCGATTCTTTCGCCCATTGCCTCAGCAAGGAACGCGTTCAAATCGAATGCGTTGTCTTGCAACAATTGCATTGAAACTTTCACTTGTGATGCGTAGTTGTAGGCAGACAATTGCGCGTTTGCGAATGTCATATCTTGTACACCTACTGCCGCCGCTTCGCTTGTTAAAGCCGCATCGGTTGCCGTGTCGTTGATTGTCGGATAATCCAACAATGCGCCACCCGCCGTGTTCAATTTTTTAGCAAGACGCTCAACCTCACCGGTGAACAATGTTGCCATATCTAATTCGTCGCTGAAATCTTGCGGTACCAAGAAACCACCTAATGAATCGGTTCCCACAACTTGCGTTGAAGTTCCACGAAGTTCACCCATCAATGAACGCTCGCTTGCGCTCAATGAACCCATTCCGTTGCGAAGGTATTTTTCGAATGCACCTTTGCGAGTTGCCTTTGGAGCCGCTTCACGAACCTCAGCGTTTGCCGCCAATTCTTTCTTCATCTCAGCAGTACGCTCGATGATGTCGATTTGTTCTTTGATGCTTCTTGCATCTGCTTCCATTGCGTCGAATTTCGACTTTTCTTCGGCGTTCAATGAACGTCCTTCTTTTTGTGCAGCGTCAACAATTGCCGTTGCGTTTTTGATTAATTCAGCACGTTGACCGCGCAATTCGATGTTTTTCATCGTGTTAAAAATTTAAAATTTTACTTTTATACAAATAAAGGTTGAAATCCTCGGTCGCCGACGCCACTGATTCGGATGCGACGTTTGTCGACGCGGCCGTTTCAATTTCATCTTTGGTTTCGGTTTCCAAATCTCGTTTGAGTTCCGATGTTGCGTCCGGATATGCCGGTTGCGCAACGGGCGAAACGTACAACAAACGTGATATTTTTTCAATGATTCGGTAGGTTTTGCCACCGCGTTGTTCCCAACGGTCACTTTCAATCAAAAACGCGAATGAACTTTGGTTCACGTCGCCGCGCTTCATTAATTCTACTAAATCATTGGCATATGTTGTGTTCGGCAAATCGACTTCATAAAACAAACCGCGTTTGTCCGTGCCGATTCTTAGTGTGCCACTTGACACACGGCCCAACAATAAATTTTCATCGTGATTAAAATAGGCGCGAACGTCGTCGTTTAAAACGTCATCAAACGCACCCGTTTCAATTTGTTCGTAGAATCCGCCCATCCATTCGGAATCCGAATTGTAAACGGCGGCATATCCACGAATTGTGTTTCCATTGTGTTCGGTACCTTCCATTCGGAATTCGCGTTGTTCACGAACAACGGATGATTTGCGAACTTCGGCATCGTATTTTTCTAATGTACTGAATCGATGAACGACATTCAAAACGGGTTTGCGTTCGATGTATGCATCTGATTCCGAATCATAACGGTATAAACGAATCAATGCCGCTGGATCGTCTGGCGTTCCGTTGACGATGAATCCCGAATCGGCTTCCAATTCGCCGTCCGTTTCAACTTGAATGATTCGGCCGTATGCATTGCCGCCCGATGAACTCCAACGCACAAAATCACCAACCGCCAATTCGTTTGGTTCGGCACGTTGTTCGTTTTTTGATTCCGTTTCAATATCATCGACCATTTCCCCTTTGCCAAATGTGATGACGATTTCGTTGTCGGTTTCAACAACGGATTTGATATGTCTTTCGTTCGGTTGTTTGTTTTTATTTTGTTCCATTTGTTCAATTGTTCGTTTTGCCCAATCACGCATTTCATCGCCACCCCATGCGGCATACATTATCGATCCGCAAATTTCGTTCCCTTCGGAATCAATAAAATCGCCTTGATCGTATGTTTTGGCACGCGACAAAAACGAATAGATTCGCGGCAAACGATCGTGTGATACCATTTCACGATTCGCCAAAATTCGCGCCGTATTCCAACCGACAACGGTTCCACAATCGGAATCGTTTTCTTCGCGGTGTTTCAGTGCGCGTGCGGCGTTATCGCTTGCCGCCTTTGGGTAATCATTCCACGGCATCGTTTGCGTCGTTTTGTGGCGTTCCAACTTCCACCATATTCATCGGCTGCAAATACGCATCGCCGCCGTCAATAGGTGCCATATTTTCCAATTTGCGAACATCATTGGCGGAAATCCATCCCCATTGACGTCCCTTTGTATATGCTTCGTAACGTGAACGAATATCACCGCGCAACAATCCATCCATATTGAAACGAACGTAATACGCGGAATCGCCAACGAACAATTTGCGGTTAAATTCCGCTTCCCAACGTTTCACCCACGGCAAAATTGTATTGCGTTGGAACATGATTCCTTGTTCTTCAACGTTGGCACGCGTGGATGAATTTTCCAATGATCCCAAATATGCCAATGGCAAACGGAAAAAACGCGCTATATCCTCAACACCGAATTTCCGTGTTGATATGAATTGCGATTCTTGTGGACTGATGGACATTTTTTCCACCTTCATCCCTTCTTCGAGAATCGCCGTTTTGTGCGCGTTATCCAATCCCGCGTTGCGTTGATGCCACGAACGAATCAATCGTTTGTAGGCCTCATCAGATAACCGACCCGGATGTGTTAACACGGCGGAAACGTTTGCGCCGTTACCGAAAAACGAACCGCCAAATTGGTCCGCCGCCAATCCCAAACCAATGGATTCGCGTGCCGATTCAATGACGGATTTTCCAATGATTCCGTCAAACCCTAATCCGACGATGTGAATCATTTCAGAATCATCGAATGTTTCTTTGCCGTCGACGGTGTAAAATTTTTCTTCTTTGTACACTTTCACTTGAACGCGATCGGGATGGACCGGAATCAATTGGATTGGATTGCCAGCAGAATCGCGTTTGATTGCAACGAATGCGTTGCCGTGCAAACACAAATGTGCTTGACACGTTTCACGGAATGTGAAATCCGTCATCATCGCATTTGGATGATGAATCAATTTGTTAATTGGATGCGCAGATGCGTCCGCAACGATTCCGTTTGGATCCGTTTGTTTAACGTTCCACGGCAATGATGCCATTGTTTCGGAAATAACACGAACGGCACCAAAAACGGCTGATAATTGCATCGCGGTATTTTCCGTGACGGCAATGCCCGTTTTTGATTCGTTGTCGCTGAACATCCATTCGGCGGGGTTCGCCAATGATGTTGATGGGCGGTTCGGATTGGAACGAAATGCGCCCAAAATGCGCCCGAATAAATTTTGACTTTCGGCCATTCGGTTGAAAATGATTGTACAATTCGGGGTGAATGTACGTTATCATTTGCAATGTTCAAAATTTAACACTATATGTTTGAAAACAACAATTGTATACAAAAAGAAAAGGGACGCCACCACAGCGTCCCTAACCAAACCAAAACCACCAATCGGAGCAGAACGCCCCGTGGTACTTTAAATGCTTTTGTGAATTGCGGAATTTCGTTTCAAACGCTCATTCAATGCCGAACGACTGAATGAAACATATTTCGCGCATTCCTTCAATATTATTTTATTCGGTGTGATTGATTCCACCAAAAATTCTTTTCCCGTGCGCGTCATCTCGATGATGTCGCCAACATTTATGTCGTCAACTGGTCTCATGATGTCGTAATATACGGAATCTTTTGTCGTTGTTGTGTAATACATAGGCGGAAATTTTATGGCGACCCTTTCGGGTCGCCTTTGGTTTATTT